CCTCTAAAGAAGTCATTAGACTTCATAAAGGTTTTTATAGTTTCACCATCTGGTTTGTATTTGAAATTAATCGACATTAGTTCCTACATTTGCAGATAGAAGCTTGTATATAGTTTCTTCACCAAAAGCTTCTACTAATTTATCTGCTTCATAATCAGTAATCATATGTGTAGGATAATGTTTAAGATGAGTTTGTTTAACTATTACTCTTAGTCTTCTTCTATCTTTTAAACTTAAATTATTGAGGAACGACATTCTTCTTCCTTAATTCTTTGTAATACTATTTCAAGGATTTCTTTTTCTGTGCCATACTTTTCTTCAAAAGCTCTTTTAGACATATGTATTGAAAACTTTCCTTGGTGGTGATCTGGGCATAGGGGGATCACCTCAAAGTGTGAAGTTCTTCTTCCTATACCAGTACCTTTAGGTCTTATATGGTGTAAGGCAGCAGGTCTTTCGCAAACGAAACAACCTAACTGAGCTACCTTATCCATATGTTTTTTTTCTGCTTTTGTTGCCACTACTTTTTTTTCTTAGCAGCCATTATCTTTTTCTTTAATGCAGCTGGTAAGTTTTTTTGTTTACCTTTTAAGCTACTGCTAGGTCTTCCTCGTTTTGAACCATAGGTTCCTTTTCCATAAGGCATAATTTTTGCTCCTCTGTTATTTCTTCATAAGTTGATCTACAACCATCTGGTGTTGCTGCTGATGCCATCTGTATAGCTTGTATATCATTATCTGCAGTATATACAATCTCTCTTTTGAAAGAATCATCTTTCCATATATTAACTTTGTAATGCATATTTCTCCTTTGATTAAAGAAGAACCTTATATTTAGAAAAATATTTTTTAAACGCACTTAGACTTAAAAAAAAATAATATCTATTTGCCCTGCGAATTGTATTTCTTCCACGAACGCTTTTTGCTCTTGTTCATTGAAGACTTCTTTGGTCTTCTACCTATGCTAGTCTTCTTAGGTATACGTTCATGTATAACTATATCCTTAAACTTTTGCTTTGCCATAATGTACTATTTTGAACCCTGTTGTCTGTGACATACGCCTCGTCAGCTAAAGCTGGTGAGTTTTGCCCCCACCCTCCGACTCTGCGAGTCTTGACTGTGTGGGTGCATACCAACGCCTCACGATAGGTCTATATTAATTTTAATATCGCCCTGTATATTGTGAGAGATACGATCTGGTGCTTTTAATCCCACTCGATCTAGTATATCTCTGGACGCTTCCAGTTGTACATACTCTGATCTCGCCCCTGTTGAAAGCTCAATCAGTCGTTTACTCGCACTTACTGCACCAAGTCCAAGAGTTTGTGCCACTCTCTGTTGCATATACTGTTGTACCTTTGGTAAACGTAGTGTGCGAGAAGCACTTACTCTACCTGCCTCTTTACTGCCTTTTGTTGAATATCCTGCCTTTTCGGCAGCTTCCTTTATACTACAACCACTTGCTACGATAGTATCAACGAGTTGTCTTTGCTTGTCTGTTAAGTCATCTTTCATATCTATTTATTCTACCTTTAAAAGTACGTAGATTTAAATTTATCTGCTGTCAAGCAAAATAACAACACTTTAGTTGTTCGTGAAACTCACAATACTAAATGTAGTGGAGTCGCCAGTGGGCGACACTCTCCACCCCATACGCAATCACAAAAGATGAGATTGCTATGGGTCCCCCCACACACACGTGATTACGCTTAGACTAACAAGGAATCCCCTCTACCTATCAACAGGACTGATTGTCCACAGGGGACAATGCAGTCGCAGGTGTAAACCCCTGCCATGCTGTTGACAGGTGAGTACTCCCCTTGTTGTCTGAACAGCGTTCACGCTGATGTGGACGTTAGTCTTAACCAAGGAGGTATTATGGACTATGTAAAATACTATGAGTTGATAGTTGATGACTCTAATAAGATGAGAGTTAATGAGCTATATAGCTTAAAAGAAGAAGCTGTTGTTAAAGGTGATCAAGATAAGATTACTGAGATAAACAGCGAGTTAAATACATTAACCAAAGGAGGTATATATGACACAAGTAAGTGAAGTACAATCTGCTGACTATTCAGATAACAGGTTAGAATCTATGCATGATGTATTAGATTCTGTTGATGTGAGAGCAGGTGTTAAAGCATTATTCAATAATGTAATTACACCATTTGCTGAACACAAAGACTGGACTATGTTAGCTGAATGGAATGCTAATAGTATCATTGGTTGTTTCACAAGACATCTAGAACAATGCGTTGCTAGTTCTGATAAGACAAGAGATCTTATGCAGAATGCATTGAGAGAAGATGTTGGTAATGAAATATCTATGCTAAATGTAGATAAGCTTATATTTAGACGTGATGCACAAGAGTTAAACATTAAACGTGCAGAGATGATAGTTAATGAATTACATCTAGCTTATGAAGTTGCATTTGGTAAGAAGTTTGTACCAAAAGCTAAAGCTTCAGCTAAAGATGTAACTAAACAAGCACAGATGAAAGAGTATAATCTAGCTAGATTAAAAGATGCTATGAAGAAGTAATCTGTAAGAAATCCAGCGATCTTAATTGGTCGCTGGGTTTTTTTTATCGTTAAAGCCAAAGTCGGTTCGGCGTTGAAACACACTAGCGTTGCTGCCGAAATCCATAACCTAAAAGGAGGAATACAATGGATAAAAACAAAGTGTATAAAACAAAAGAATACAGTCTATTTAAATACTTAAAAGGTAATAGAGCTGTTAATGAGCTTCATGTAAGAAGATTAGTTGAAGCTATTAAAGAGAAAGATCTACAAGTACCAATTATTGTAGATGATAAAATGAATGTTGTTGAAGGACAACACAGATTGGAAGCATACAAAATAGTAGGACTACCAATATGTTATATCATGAAAGACAATATAGGTCTTGAAGATGTACGTAAGTTAAATTCGGTAGCTCGTAAGTGGACATTGACAGAATATCTTATGTCATATGTTAAGCTTGGAAACCATGATTATGAGTTATTAGAATGGTTTCATAGAACTTATGAGTTTGGATTATCTGAATGTATAGCCATGTTAAATGACAAAGGTTATACAGCAAGTAAAGAAATCAAAGAGTTTAAAGAAGGTAAATTTGTTATCAAGGATCTTGAACAAGGTAAGACTTGGGCAAGAAGTGTTAACAAAGTTGGCGAATACTTTCAATACTACAAGAAAAGATCTTTCGTATTAGCATTAGTAGTTGCTATGAAAGATCCTAAGTTTAAGTGGAAAACATTTGAAACTAAACTTAAGAATTTTTCTAGTAAGTTGAAAAATCAAGGTAGTCGTAATGACTTTATAGTTAATATAGAAAGACTATACAATCATATGACACCTGCAGATAAACGAATAAGATTGGAGTTGTATGACTACACAAGAAACTAAAGGAGGTTATATGTTAAATAAAATACAAAATTGGTTAATGAATGTTGCTGCCAAATGGATTTGGTTTGCAATCATGTTGCCAATTAGAATCGTTCTAGGTATGTGTTTTGCTATTGCAAAGTATATGCCAAAGACTGTTCAACTACCATACAAGGTAGTTAAAAGAGATCAAGAAGAAAGGAGATGGTTTAATTAATATGACATTTATTATGTTGGTTATAATTGCAGTAATCATAGGCTATGGTATTGTACTTGCTAAAGAGAACATTGAATATGTAGAATCTATTAATCGTATGATTAGAGAAGAAAGAGAATACATTCAAATGGAAAGGAAGCAAAGATGGGAAGATACAAACAAGAAATCCTAGATCAATTAGCACAAGCTGAGTTTGATTATGCAGAATGTAAAATAGATAAGCAGGAATTTTTAGCTAAAATAACTGCTTGTGGTGTATCATTACCACAAGATATACAGGAGCATATGGATAATGCCGAAGAAGCAAGATACGAATACAAAGTATCTAAGCATGAAGATAAATTCTGAAGAAATATTTATATTAAAAAAAGTATTGAAACAGTATTTATTAGAACAAGAATGTTTAGCTTATAAAAATACTCGTACAATAGATGCTTATCCTATTTACGAAAGATTAAAACATATCATTGCTTTGTATGAATTAAAGAATCCTAGCGATCTAGGTAAGTAGCGTCTTACCTCTCCCTCGCAGTTAGCAGGTTGCGTTGCACCTGTATGGGTAAAAGCAACGCACAAAGCTCTCCTATGAAAAGAGAGCTGTTTTAAGAAAGAAAGAAATATAATCCGAAAGAGGTATATATATGCTTGGCGTTATCAAACAAAAATCAAAAGATCTACGCACAAATTTAAAACAAGTATTGCCGAAATTTATGAAGTTTTGGAAGTACTTATTTATTGCAGTAATATCAGGACTTATATGGAGTTTATACTTCATAGGTGCTGCTGCCGATATTTGTGAACACTATCTTAAATTTATAAAACAAGAACTGAAAGGAAAGAAAGATGTATAATGTAATATTATGGAAAGATAATGGTAATGAAGATTTCCATGTTTTTGAAACTAAACCTACGTTTCAAGATTTATATAAATTAATAAATTGTAGCACAATTGAAATAACACAAGGTTATGATCAAAATGTTTCTAACAGAACATTTGATATGTACCTAGATGAAGAAGGTAAGTTTAATTCAAATAACACTACAAACAAAAGAGCTACTAACGCTTGGTATGCATGGCAGTTAAGAACTGGTCATCAATCAATGCCAGGAGATAGTATTGTAGGAAATGTAGCAATAATTAGAAAGGTAAAAAATGCAAGTAAACAAAATACTAAAGCTGCTTAATCTCACAGGTAAAACAATACCATGTGATATGCAAGACCAATTAAGTGTAACTTATTTTTCGGAATCAAGACAAGAACCAATATCTATTGGTGATATGGATATAGTACATTTGATTAGAGCTTTTAATAAAATAAACGAAAAGAAAGAAGCAATTGATAAATTAGTTTTTGAATATATTCAAGAACAGAAAGGTAGCAATGGATCCGACAAACGATAGTTTTATGGAGTTAATTAAAATACAACAAGACGCACATAGAGGTGCATCTTTAAACGCAGAATTATTTACACTACAAAAAATGGTAATGCATCTTCAAAGTGAGATTGTAAGAGTACAAACTCTAATAAATGAAACACCAGTAGGTAAAATAATGAAACAATCAAAAGGAGAATAATATGGGATTAGATCAATTTGCAGGAAGACATTGCTGGA